GTCACAGATTGCTGATATCTCTATTAGCGAGGTTGTCAAGAATCTTAAAGATAAAGATTTTGGCGCACTTCGGAAATGGATTTCAAGTAATACTGTTGATCCTGCAACATTCTATCGTAAATTGTATGATAATCTGTATGAAATTCTGCAACCAGCAAGTATTCCTCAAGCAGTAATTATTCTTGCTGATTATCAATACAAGCAAGCGTTTGTTGCTGATGCTGAGATCAACGTCATGGCATGTCTCACTGAAATGATGGTCAATCTGGAATTCAAGTAATCATGAATCCATTTGACTATGTAAATGATATTCTTCAGGGTAAGAAAAATCTGATTGTAGATGAAATTACCGAAAAAGATTATCAGCCATTCCTCGTAAATCGCAGTCTTTCATATCACATGGATTGTATCATCTATGCAAATGAAATGAATCGGCGTCACCACTTAGACAAGAAAATGCAAAATGATTTTCTTATAAATACTATACGGTCAAGAAAAAGACCATTTGCTAAGTGGATTAAGCCTGTAAAAGATGAAAATTTGAATTGTTTAATGGTTTATTATGGGTTTTCAGAAGTAAAGGCTAGAGAAGCACTCAATTTGCTTAGTGAGGAACAAATAAAAATAATAAAACAGAAAACCGACATAGGTGGATTGAGGAACAAAAATGGCTAATTTATCAGACTTCGTTGAAATTAAACTTGAAAAAGCAGATGATTTTCTGAAAGTCAAAGAAACATTAACTAGAATTGGTGTTTCTTCACGGAAAGACAAAACACTCTACCAGTCTTGTCATATTCTTCATAAGCAAGGACAGTATTATATAGTCCATTTTAAAGAATTATTCTCTCTTGATGGTAAGTTAGCAAATATTTCTGACAATGATATTCAACGTAGAAATGCTATTGCAAAATTATTACAGGATTGGGGTCTTGTCAAGATTGTAAATCCAAAAATAATTGAAAACAATATTGCACCAATTCACCAGATCAAGATAATTGCCTTTAGAGAAAAGAATGATTGGCAATTAGTTAGCAAGTATAATATTGGCAAAAAGAAAATTTAACGTGGTGATTTATGATGAACAGAAGAGCAGTGAAATTAGAAAATGTATTCACAGGTGATATTGTCTTTTGTCTTGATTTGAAAGAGACAAAAGATATTGACGGAATTTCTTTTATTAAGGTGTTTAAAGAGGAAAAGAAAGACAGATTTTTTCTTGTCAATCGCTCCGCTTTCAAAATCCTGAATAAATAGAAAGGTGATGCCTTCGGGGTCACAAATTTAACTCGCTTAATAAGGAGACTATTATGACAGTAGGACGTATTTCTTTTGAACCACTATCATATCGTACCGTTGGTTTTGACAACCTGTTCAATCAATTGGACAGTCTAATGCAAACTAACATTATGAATGATAAATTCCCACCTCACAATATCATTCGTCTAAATGATAATCAGTATGTCATTGAAATGGCAGTTGCTGGTATCAAAAAAGAAGATATTGATATTACCCTTGAAAAGGGTGTTCTGACAATTGAATCAAAAGCAAAGTTGGAAGGTGATTCTAATGTCCACTATATCTACAAAGGTATTGGAACACGTGCATTCACTAAAACTTTCAAACTTGCTGATTCTGTTGTAGTTCGTGGTGCTGAATTCAAAGATGGCATTCTTCGTGTAGGACTTGAGAATGTTATTCCTGATTCTCAGAAACCACGTAAGATCACTATTAATAACAAAATCAATTTTGATAAACCCGAACTCTTGACAGAGTAAAATATGGGGGAGGAAACTCCCCCTTTTAACATGGAGATATGATGAAAACTGATAAAAACTTTAGATTGAATCAACCCGCAAAAAGGTTGCTTGCATTAATTGATGATAAGAATGAAAGATCATATTATAAAAATGTTTTTATTTCTAATCAATTAGCCCGTGAACGTGCGAGATTTGTAAAAATCAAAGAAAAGGATACTGAATAATGTATCATCATGTGGTAAATACTTTTATTGATGCGTGTGATCAAAAAGAAACCGAAGAGAATCAGAAACTATACCTGCGATTGATCTATGAAGAGTTTCAGGAGTTTGTTGATGCAGTTGCCGCAAATGATGATGTAGAACAATTAGATGCTTGCATGGACATGATCTGGGTAATTTTAGGTTATTGTCGCATGAAAGGATTTGATATTGAAGGTGCATGGTATGAAGTTTCTCAAAGTAATCTTGCAAAGATAGACGAGAAAACAGGTAAAGTTGTCAAGCGTGAAGATGGTAAAGTCTTAAAACCAGAAGGATGGACTGAGCCAAATTTTGGTAAATATGTAAGAAAAGGTTGATTTTAAAGTGTGGTTTTGTTATAATGTATTTTTAATTAATGGAGAAAAACAGTGAGTATTGAAACTTGGAAAGTGGCGAAGCAGATTGCTGAAAACATGAAACTTGCGAAAGCAGTTAGGTATGATTTGGCTTATCGTGATATTGATGATCAAGTTGAATTGATTGGTTTGGTTGATGATCCTACCTATGACATGAACGATTTCCGTGGTCGTGAGATGCTTTTCCCGAAAAAGTGGGTAACTCTTGCCGTTCTTGATCCTTCTTATGAGGTCGCTATTAATGATTAAACTTATTCCTCTTAAAATTGGTGTCAATTTGATTTCAGAACTTGTAGCAGAAACTGATACTCAAATTACACTGAAAAAGCCTGCTGTTATTTACATGCAGCAACAAAACGGACAAATTATGATTGGTTTTTCTCCGTTTCTTGAATATGCTATGGAGTTTGAAAGCGGCATTACTCTAAATAAAAGTGATGTTCTAAGTGTGTTGACACCCAATACCGAAATGCTTAATGAATATAACAAACACTTTGGCTCTGGAATTCAAATTGCATCAGCAGATGTTCTCTCAATGAAAAAATGAAAGATTACTACACCAATGTTCTGAGTGTTGGTAACAACATTCTCTACAGAGGTGTAAAAAATGGTCGGCGTGTTAAGATGAAAATTGCTTACACGCCGACTTTGTTTTTACCCTCTACTAAACTAAGTCAATACAAAACTCTTCATGGCGAAAATCTTGAGCCAATGAAGTTTGAATCTATGCGTGAAGCACGTGACTTCGTTAGGAGTTATGAAGGCGTAAATAATTTCAAAATTTATGGTAACACCAGATTTGAATATGCATTCATTGCTGATTATTTCCATGAAGATTTGGAATATAATATTGATGATTTGTCTATATCTGTTTTTGATATTGAGGTGGGTTCTGAGAATGGATTCCCTGATCCGTATCAAGCAAATGAACCGATCACGGCAATATCAATCAAATTCAATTTGAAGCATAAGACACGTGTGTTTGCATGTGGCGATTATGACAATAAAAATGAAGGTAATGTTGTTTACATCAAATGTAAAGATGAATATGAATTGTGCAGAAAATTTCTTGATGAATGGATAGAACACTATCCAGATATCGCAAGTGGTTGGAACGTAAAATTCTTTGATATTCCATATTTGGTAAATCGGTTTACTAAAATTCTTGGTGAGAAAGAGGCGAAGAAACTTTCACCTTGGGGTTTAATTAATGAAAGAAAAGTCTTTGTGATGAACAAAGAATTGATTGCATATGAACTTCAAGGTATTGCTACACTAGATTATATTGAATTATACAGATGGTATGCGCCGAATGGTAAGTCACAAGAATCATACCGACTTGATCATATTGCAAGTGTAGAACTCAACAAGAAAAAATTGTCATATGAAGAATATGATAATCTTCATCAATTGTATAAACTAAACTTCCAAAAGTTTATTGATTATAATATTGTTGACTTGGATCTTGTTCTTGAACTTGATGACAAACTGAAACTGTTTGAACTAGCACTGGCTATTGCATATGATACAAAGAGTAATTTTACCGATGTGTTTACTCAGACTAGGATGTGGGACTCACTGACGAATTGTTACCTGAAAAAGAAAAACATCATTGTTCCACCTTCCAAAATCAGCACAAAAGAATCAGCATTTGAAGGTGCATATGTAAAAGAACCTCAAGTCGGATTACATCATTGGGTTGCCAGTTTTGACTTGAACAGTCTGTATCCACACTTAATGATGCAATATAATCTTTCACCCGAAACACTGATTGAGCCTGAAGATTATACTGATGAAATGAGAAGTATTATCAGTCAAGGTGTTTCTGTAGAAAAGATGTTGCACAAGAATGTTGATTTATCTGCGCTAGATGGTGTTACAATGACACCAAATGGTCAATTCTTCAAAACAGACAAAGTAGGTTTTCTTCCTGAGATGTTGGAAGGTATGTATGAAGATAGAAAAAAATATAAAAAGAAAATGATTGATGCACAGAAAAAGTATGAGATTGCAAAGACAGCAGATGAAAAGTATGAATTAAGTAAATTGGTATCTAGGTATAATAATCTTCAGTTGGCAAAGAAAGTCGGTTTGAATTCAGCATATGGTGCGCTTGGCTCACAGTATTTTAGATTTTATGATTTGAGAATTGCTCTTGCAGTTACACTTGCAGGTCAATTATCAATTCGTTGGATTGAAAACAAACTGAATTCATATATAAACAATTTACTCAAAACAGATACCGATTATGTCATTGCATCAGACACCGATTCAATTTACCTTAATCTTGGCCCGCTTGTTGATAAAGTTATATCTAAGGAACAA